GCCGTGCAGTGTCATCGGCTCAAGGCGCGGGTCGGCGCTGTGGGAGAGCCAGAAGCCTTTCGCCCCGATGCCCGCGTCGAACTTCGTCGCGAGCCCGTGGCATCCGCTGAACGGGTCCCCGCACAGCAGCGCCGCGTTCGCCGGGCCGTTGATCACCGCGAGCGCGCAGCCGCCCATGCCCCGGTCGATGATGTGGTGGACCTGCCCGGCAAGCGACCCGTCCGGCCGCCTGCCGCACCACCTGCCGCACGCCTCGCACACCGCGTCGCCGGCGTCGCCCATGCCCGCCCGGACCCGGACGGCCAGCTTCACCCTGGCGGGGAACCCGGTCGCACGGGGACGTGACACCAGGACCGGGGGCGACCATGCCGCCGGCCCTGCGCGGACATGCCATTTCCCGCACGTCCTGTCCGGGCACTCCTCGACCCGCGCGCCCGGCGCCTGGCCGCGCGGGGAATCCCCGGCGGCCTCCGCGGTGTCGTAAGGCTTCCCGCACAACCGCATCGGGGCGGCCCGCGGACCCATCCCGGTCTGCTTCATGCCGGCTCCCGCGTCCACGGCCGCAGCCCGGCGATGCCCGGCGCGCTGGTGGCGTGCAGGCTCATCACGGCCACCGGGAACACCAGGCCGGCGGTAGTCCTGTAGTTCTCGACCAGCCGGGGCGCCGCGCCGAGTTCCCTGTCGGCGTCCAGCCACGCGTCTGTTTCGGCGCCCGCCAGGACGAGGGCGTCCATGCCGTCGCTGACGACTTCCAGTCCGCGCACCGCTCCCCGGTACAGCGCCGGGTCGCCGCCCGGCCCCCACTCCGGGTTCTCCGCCATGAACGGCACCAGGTCGAACGCGCCGCCGGCGAAAGCCGCCGCGATGTCGCACATGTAGGCGGGCGTGAAGTTCAGCTCCCGGTCCCGCCAGTGGATCGTGCCGAACGGCAGGATCTGCTTGCGCCACAGGAACTCGTCAGCCATTGTCGTCTCCCCGCCGTGACAGGTCACGGGGGTCGGCGCCATCCCCGGTCACGTCGATCACCTGGACGGGCGTGGTTTCCGGGTTCATGCCGCCCGCGATGAGCATGCACGCGAAGCACCTACCGGACGTGGGACTGTCCGGCAGCCCCCCGCCGGCGTCCCCGTGGTAGTCGTTCTCCGGGGTGCACGTGTAGGTGGTCCCGCAGTCCCGGCAGGTGACCTGCTGCCAGCGGGCGTCGAAAGCGCTCACCGCTGCCCCACCCCTGCCGCGTTGTACATCGCCCGGACGCTGTTGAGGATCGACTGCCACGCGAACAACTCCCGGTCGAGGGCCTTCGCGGTCCGCTCCGCGTGCTTATAGGCGATCTCCGCGTTGTCAGCCGTCTCACGGTGCGGCATCGCCTCGATGTCGGCGGTGTACTCACGGTCCTTGACGGAACCCTCAGCGCGTTTGAACGCGTGGGCGTAGGCCAGGTCGAAGTCCCGTTTCCTGTCTTTCATCTCCTTCTCGCGGGCGGTGACGATGCTCACCCCGGCGGCGATCCGGTTTTTCGTCTCCTCGATTTTCTGCTCGACCGCGGCGGGGTTGTGGACGTCGCCGTAGACGGCCGTCGTCTCGGTGCTCACGGCGTGGCCCCGGCCAGCGCGCAGCCCCGCAGCAGCGCGATCGCGTACTCGCCGCGTTTGAACCCGTCAGCGGGCATCGCCTGCAGGAGCGCCTGGAACCCGTCGAAGTCGAGGGCGGCGCGGGCCGCGACGAGTTGCCCCGCCCAGCGGACCGCCGCCGGCAGGCCGGCGTCGTCCGCGTCCATCGTCATCTGCCCTGTGTCCGCGTTGAACCATCCGGGGCGCACCGGCCCGTCCTCGGGCACCCCGTCCTCCCCCGGAGGCAGTCCCATCCTGGCGCGCTGCAAACCGATGATCGTGTCGCAGAACATGGACAGGACCAGGGCGATCACGTTGGGGGTCTGCCTCCCGGCCTCGGCCATCGCCAGGTTCGCCGCCGCCCAGTCCTCGCGGACAGCCGCGTGGTAGGCGCGCTCGGCGAGGTTCCGGGCTTTCACCCGGTCGGCCTCGGACCTGCGGTCGGCGGCGCTCACGCCGCTGTCGCCTTCGGGTAGCGGACCAGGATCGCGGCGCGGACCCGTGCGGCCCGCGCCTGGTCGACTTGGCCCGCCGCATGCGCCTCCCCGAGCTCGGCGAGCGCGGCGTCGGCGTCCGGCTCGCCGGCGAGGTCGGCGGCCTTCACCGCCCACGGGTCGGCCGGGTCGAGTTCCGCCGCCAGGTCGCTGCGCAGGTCCGCGATCCGGGCGCTGATGGTGGCCTGGACGCGGCCGGCGTCGGCGGGTTCGCAGTCGCCCGCACGGGCTCTCGCCGCCGTGGCGAGGAACAGTCTCCGCCCGGCCTCCTCGGTTGTGAGGGACTCGGCGGTGCGGAGGGCGGCGTCGAGCCACTCGTCGACGATCTCCGCGTCGGCGATGCCGTCGTCGATGACCTCCCCGGCGACGGCGGGGGCGGGGACCCCCGGCGACGGCGTCGCGGTGGGCGGGGGGGCGGATGACCCGGTGGTGATCGCCCTCGCCTGCCCCGGCGCGGGGGGCAGCTGCTCGGAGAGGGGCCGGCCGGCGAACTCGCCGCCTTTCGCGGCGAGCGCCCGGATCGAGTCGTCGATCCGGAGCGCGGGCACGTTGTACTGGCGCAGCAGCCCGTCGACCCGCGACTCCCGGTACTCCAGGGCGAGGCGGGCGGGCAGGAACTGCCCCGCCGCCCGGGCGCGCTCCAGGAGGACAGCCTGCGCGATGATCTCCGCCGCCGCGTTCTCGCTTTTGGACAGCAGCTTCCAGACGCCGAACCCGCCGATATCAGGCAGGGACACGTTGATCCACGTGTACGGGTAGCAGCCAGCCGGGTTCTTCTGCCCGGCGAGGCGGCGCCGCTCGTTGATCGCCGCCCACACCGAGTCCGGGTCATCCGGGTCATCAGGCTGCGGGCACTGGCACGGGCCCCGCTGCGGGCGGGTGGTGGTCACCCCGTCGCACACCATCGTCGGCCCGCCGCCGGACCAGCGCATCATCGACTGGTTGATGACCAGGTTGCCGGGCGGCAGCGCGACCGCGATCTCCGTCAGGCTGGTGTAAACCTCCCACTGCCGGCCCCAGGGGCGCGGCTCCTCGCCGTGGTAGAACTCGGCGATCTCCCCGGCCACCTTCGGCGACGGACTGGTGAACCGGAACCCCTCCAGCCGGTGCGGGCGGCCTTTCTCGTCCTTGTCGCCGGCCTTGATCCGGCCGACCATGTAGCTGCGCGTCTGGATGCCGGTGAGGATCGCCATCACGCCGCCTTCCCCGTGCTGCCGGCGGCCGGCGGCGCCTCGCCCGCGAGGTGCAGGCGGTGGGCGGCGAGCATCTCCCGGATCGTGATGATGAGCTTCGGCCCGACGCCGATCTTCGCTTTGAGTAGTTCCTTCTCGGTGAACTCGGCGACCGCGCTCAGCTCGGCGTCGGCGCCGAGCGCCTTCCGGAGCGGGGCGAGCGCCCGCCCGTACCCCATCCCGGCGACGTCGCACAGGCGCGGGGGCGGCATGGTGCCGTCCGCGCGGAGCGGCCGGATCGACGGCCCCGGCCGGTCCTTCACCTTCTGCCGGCCCAGGAACACGCCGGCGGCGGCGCAGAACCGCTCCCACGCGGCCTCGTCCGCATCCGACGACACCAGGACCAGCAGCCACCCATCCGGGTAGTCGGGCCGCAGGTGCAGGACCGCGCCGCAGTCCGTCTCCGGCATCGGGCGCAGGTCGCCCATCCGGGTCGGGTCGCACTCGGTCATCCGCCGGTACGCGCCGATCTGCTCCTGCCAGGTGCCCTCCAGCGCCTTCCCGGTCTTAATGTCGACGCAGATGACCAGGACGCTGCCGGGGGACGCGACGATCTCGTCCTCGCCGCCCGGGCCGGTGCCCCGGCTGATCGCGTACCCGGTCAGCTCGATGATCAGGTCGAGGGTGCCCGCTACGCCGAGCCGCACGTTGTAGACCGGCATCTCGGCGTACGCGATCTGCATCGCGGCGCCGAACGCGGAGACGAAGTTGACGAACCCGTCGACCATCCACGCGGCCACGTCGGCGAGCAGCGGCGGCTCGGTGCCGTCCCCGAAGTCGTACAGGACGCCCTCAAGATGCTTCGGCAGCGTCGGGAGGGTGATGTACGCGCCCTCGTCGTCGCGGGACGCCGCCCACAGGCTCAGCGCCTCCGTAACGGCGTGGACGTGCTTGCCGGCGTCCGCCTTCTGGTCGCGGATCCGCTCCGCCTCGTCCTTGGACAGGTCGATCGCGGCCTTGCGGCCCAGGTGCCGCAGGGTCGCGGTGGCAAGGGGCAGGTTGTCGGCCCAGTACGCCGCCGTCGTCCGCGCGTACCATCCCGGCTTCCACGGCTTCGCGTCGGTGCCGCTGATGGCGGTGGTCACGGACGCGAGCAGTTCCCCGGTCGGCGGGTAGGGATACCAGCGGTCGTCGTACTCCCCGGCGGTGACCCCCCTGGCCGCCCCTGTCGTGGCCAGGGGGGTGGTCTCGGCTATCACATGCGCTCCTCAGCGTCAGTGCTGTCGGACGGGACGATGCCGGGCAGGTCGCCGTCCGGGTGCGCAGCCTCGCCGAGCCCGTACTCGGCCAGCAGCCGGATGTGGTCGGCTTCGGGACCCGGCTCGTCGAGGTGGTCAACCGCGGCGATGATGTCGAGCAGCGCACGCTGGGAGTCGTCGAATTCGAGCGACTCAAGCGCGCCGGTGACGATCCGGGCGACCTGGTCGGGGGGGACGGCGGCCCAGTCGCGGCCTCGAGGCCGGTTCGCGTAGTCGTACGCCTGCGCGGCGCGGACGACGGCAGCCACCAACTCGGCACCGGACAACCCTGTGATCGGGGTCGCCCGCCCCGGCGTCATGGCGGTCACCGGTCATCCCCGATGAGGTCACTGCCGGGCGAGGCGGAGGCGTCGTTGTCGGTGGCGTGGCGGTAGGCGGCGATCTGCTCCCGCTGCACCTGCCGGCTGATCGCCGGCCAGCCGCCGGCCTTGGGCTCGGCGCTGAGCGGGTTCGCGGATGCCATGATCGGGCTGCAAACCCAGCTGACCGTGTCCACCGTCTTCGTGACGTCGGTGAAGGGGACGGCGGCGAGCAGTCCGGGGTCCTGCGCCCTCTCGGTGACCTCCCGGGTGCCGGTGACGATCCGCTGGCACACGGCGTCGCGGTAGGCGGTCAGCTTGATTTTCAGGCCGTGCAGCGCCCCGGTCAGGTCAAGGTAGGCGCCGCCGCCTGCGTCGCCGTAGTCGCGGGTGCTTTTCTTCCACCGGCCGCCGAGCGCGCGGGCGGCGGCGGCCATCGCGGCGCCGGGGTCGCCGTCGGCGAGGAAGTGGAAGGTGACCGGCTCGGTGCGGCCGTCGAACGGCAGCGGCACCTCCGGGCACGTCTCCAGCTTGTCGGCGAGGGCGCGGAGGCCCGCGATGTGGGCGGCGCGGGCCGCGGCCTCATCCGCGGTCATCGCGGCGGCGGGGATGACGATTATGTCGGTCATGGTCATGTTGGGTTGTCGCTCCCGTTCGGTTTGGGTTACCGTGGGGGGGTGTCGGATCGCTCCTGGTCCCCCCGCCCCCTGCGTGCTCGCGCTAGGGGGCGGCTTTTTTTCGTTCTCAGGCGGCCGCGCTGGCGCCCGCCCGCGCGGTGGTGACTTCGAAGAAGTCCTCGAATCTGCGGTCGGGGAACGCGGACAGGATCGCGGCGATGGTGCGCTCGCCGGGCGCGGCGTCGCCGGACAGAAGCCGGTAGACGGTGCTCCGGTCCAGGCCGGTGGCGGCGGCTATCTCGCTGTCGGTGACGATCCCGCGCGATTTCCCGTACAGGCGGAACTGGCCGGCGCGGAACCGGAGGGTCGCGGCCGGGGCGGTCTGCGTTTGCATGCGCTCAACATACTCCGTGTCCGTGCGCACGCGCAACATCCTGGCGCGGGTTTTCCGGACCCGCCCGTCAGACTGTTGCGTCCACGCACTGAACGGGGCCGGGCGGGGACACGTAACCCCGCGTGCGTGCTCACAACAGCCCCGCATGTTACGTTGCATCCATGCACGACGCCCCATCCGAGTTCGCGCGCCTCCTGGGGGAGATAAAGCGCGACGCCGGCCTTTCCGACCAGGCCGTCGCCGACGCGGCCGGCGTGGACCGCAGCCAGGCGTGGCGGTGGGCCAACGCCGGGGCGAGACCCGGGTACGAGCCGGTCCGCCGCCTCGCCGCGTGGCTGGTCGCCGAGCGCCCCCGCGTCGCCGCCGCCGCGCTCGGGCTGCTCCCCGCCGCCGGCTTCGAGACGCCGCCCGGCACGGCACCGTCGGCCCCGCCTGCCGCCCCGCCGGCGTCCGCGCGCCGGCCGCCCGGGACGCGCGCCGGCGTCCGCGCCCACCTGTACGCGGCTCTCGCCGCGGTGAACGCGCCGCTAAGGGAGCGGGTCCTCGCCGAGGCCGCCGCCGGGCGGCCCTTCGCCGACCCGGTGGAGAAAGCGGTCTGGGAGTCGCCCGACTGGACGGCGGAGGAGAAGGCGGAGGAGATCGCCAACTACCGGGCGCGGCGGGCCGAGTTCGGCGGCCAGGCCGAAGAAACCGGCTGACCACGTGTGATCACTCTCAGTAGTGCAGACAGGATGCCCCTCAAGCCGTTACGCTGCGATTACTCGAAGAGAGTTGCAGTCAGTGACGGGGGGATCTGATGCACGCGGTGCCAGCAGCAGGCTACGGCCCGCCGCCAGGGGGGGCGGGGGCGGCGCTGTCCGCGCGGGCGGCGGCGCTGTGCGACCTGGCCGCCGCCGCCATCGCCAACCCCCCGCCGGCGGACGAGATCCGGATGCTCGCCGAGCAGCTCGCCGACGTCGGCCGCCTCCTCGGCCGCGCCGCCCGCGCCGGGACCATCGCCGCCGCCGCCTACGAGGCCGGCCGGCTCGACGAGCGGGAGCGCCAGCCCCCCGCCGGCCGCCTGCGGTGCCTCCCCGGCGGCTGAAAAAAGGGGCGGGCGCACCGCCCCCGCTCCCGCGCCAGCGGTGAGGGCGGCCGCGCCCGCCGGCGGGAACCGCGCCCCCGGTTCCACTCGGGGGGGTTCCCTCCTCGACCGCGCGGCGGGGTTTGAGCGCGCCGCCGCGCGGGAGCTGAGGGGGCTAGGCGCCGGTGAACCGCTCGCGGTTGACGGCGAAGACCAGGTGCAGGGACCGGCCGGGGTCGGGCGGGGTGGTGACGTGGTGGGGGAGATTCCTCGGGATGACCAGGATGTCCCCGGCGGTGATGGTGACCTCCTCCGCATCGCCGTTCCCGGCGCCGGCCAGTGACTCGCCCGCGCGCCAGGTCTTGGCCCCGTCAGCTTGGACGATGGCCCCGGTCCAGGTGTCGCGGTGGGTGCCGAGTTCCTGGTCTCCGCTGGCGGACTGGTAGACGCTGATGATGACGCGCGTCCCGGTCTGCGCCAGGCGGGTGAGGTGCTGCCCGGCGAGCGCCGCCCACGGGGTGTCGTGGCCCCAGCCGATGTCCTCGATGATGCGGGTGCGGGGGCGGTGCTCGTAGGCGGCGCGCAGCGCGGCGGCGTCGGTGTGCCGCTGGAAGGTCCGGCCGGATGGGTCGGGCATGGCGGCGATCTGTCCGGGGGGCAGGCTGGCTGCGGTGGGGATGGGGAGGGCGGCGAGCCACGCGGGGTCGAGGACGGCGGGGAAGTGGCGGAAGGCGGCGTTGCCGGGGCCCCCGGCCGCGTTGACGGCTGCCCAGACGGCGCCGGCGAGCCTGGCGGCGTGTTCCTCGTCTCTGGTCACGGCGCGGGCCTCACAGGCAGTAGTGCGACATGCCTTTCGGCTTGTGCCAGAGTTCCTG